TTCAGAAACCTTCTTTTTAGATTCCTTAGGCTCTTCTTCGTCCTCTTCTTCTTCTTCAGATTCTTCTTCGTCCTCAGATTCTTTCTTAGACTTAGTGGATTCTTCCATCTCGTCTTCGTCTTCGTCCTCAGATTCTTCTTCGTCTTCAGATTCTTTCTTAGACTTAGATTTGGTGGATTCTTCCATCTCCTCTTCATCTTCATCTTCATCTTCATCTTCGTCTTCGTCTTCAGATTCTTCTTCGTCTTCTTCTTCCTTTTTTACGGCTTTCTTTTCACCGAGGAGAATTGACTTGATGGAATCATCAAAGGATGCTTCTTGCTCTTCAGAGACTTCAGGTAGATCCTGTACAAGCTCTTCATTAGCAATAAGCTGTTCTTCAGAGACATCTTCAATGATGTCTTCTAGTTCTGTGTTTTCTTCTGACATAGCTTTATTATTTTAATGATTAGAGTTTGGAGAGGAAATCACTAAAGACCCTTTTCTGAGCTTCTGCAAGTTCAGATTTAGATGCTTTACGTATTTCAGTCTCATATTCTTCAATCTGTTGAGGTTTAAGAATACCATTCTCATAAATCCATTCAACACCTTCCATTATTCCATTAACGAATGCTTCCGGTGCTGAGGGATCTTGTACAATGTCCACTGTGGAGAGCATAAAATCACTCTTCACATAGGTCTTACTATTCCTGCTTTCAACTGTTCCCATACCACGACTTGAGACACCTAACTTACATCCACCTTCAATAAGTCCTTTCACTATATTACCCATTGGCGTATTCAGTATAAGTGCCTTTCCAACAACATCATTACCATCCCAATTAAGTTCGGTAATTCTGTGCGAAACTTTATCAAGGTTAATTGCTGGGCCTTCTGGGTGATTCAACTCACCAACAGCTCTTCCAGTTTTAACCTGCTCCTTTACGTATTTGTCACATGCCTCAGTTAATACGTTTTTAGGATAAATTCTATTGTTGCGGTTTTTCTGCTCCGCTTGCATAAAGACACCCTCGATGTAGGTATTCTTGTTACCCTTCTCATCTTTCTCAATGAGAAATTCGAGGTTTGAATCTAAATGTTCTGTGATTAATTTCATATTATTCTTCTAATCCTTTGTGTGAAGTGATTTCAATATCATCTTCATGTTTAATGAACCACTTCTCGAATTCCTTCTGATTTTTAAATTTAGCAATCTCCTTCTTAGAAGACTTACCCTTCTTGAATGTAATCTCGATAGCAGCCTCCTCAAGTTCAGTTGACTCTTCAACAGTAGCTTGATTAAAGACTTCAGATGTAATAGCAACTTTCCTCACTGCCATAACTTGATCAAGTTTATCTTGAATTGCTACTGTGAAAGAACTCATAGCAGCCTGCTCATCATTATTCACTAAATCATTAAAAAGTTTTTCTGTATTGTTCATAGTATCTATTTATAATAATTGTTATTTTTAAATGTCCAAATCATCATCTGGCTCATCTTTTTTCTCATCTTCAATCTCATCTTGAATTTTTCTAATATCTTCATCAGTTTGCTTCAAGATCGTTCTGCGGACCCAAGCCTTAGAGTAGTATTGACCAACAAATTCATTGACAATATTAAGGGCTTCAACACGCTCTTTGATAATCTCGGCTTCCTTCAATTCAGAGAAGTAATTATCTTCAACATAATTGATTGCAATACTCTCTTCGATTGTATCCCATTCAGACTGTTTAATAACACCCTTTAGGATTAACTGAATTCGTAGAGCATCAATCAATAGAAAAGAGAATTTGTTTCTAAGCTTATCAATGAATTTCTGAAATTTAACTTCGTCACGAGATACTTCACTTGGTCGTCCAAATGCATGAGTAGTATCTTGTTCAAGTCTTGCAATAGGCACATTCAAAGATCTATAAAGTTTCTTCTGAAAGAATACAACATCTTCAATCTGTCCAAGATTCTCTCCACCAGGAAGAGTCGTAATCTCTGTACCTCTACCACCTTCTCTTCGTGGCATATAAAAATCTTCAAGCATCGACATATGTCGGGTATCATCTCTAATCTCACCTGTAGCCGAATCATATACAAGCTTGTTGCGATATTTACTCATCACAGATTGTACATATTCTTCAGCCTTACCCTTTGGAAGATTGCCGACATCAATATAGAAGATTCGTCTTTCTGGTGCACGTGATACACGATACATCACTAATGAATCTTCCATCATTCGAAGTTGATTCACCAACTTCATTGACTTATGTAAATGTCCTATTATATTTTCTTGATTAACATCAAGTAAACCAGAAGGGCACGCGATGATTGCTTCTTTGGCAATCTTAAATCCAACATCTGAACCGGAACCATCGCCACCCTCTGAGTAAATATAATATTCAGATACAGTCTTTGGGATTTTGGCCCCAGTCTTTGGATCAAGAACTTTTTTAACCTCTTTAACCTTTTTAAGATGTAAAGGATTTACCTGTCTAAGCTCTTTGATACCTTTATTAAAATTCTTTTCATCAGTTATGACGTGAAAGTATAGTCGGCCGTCTATATACCATTCCTTAAATAGATCAGACGCCCTACGATTGAACTTATATAAGGATAGTACCTTACTAAATTCTTCTTGAATCTGCTTCTTGATTGAATCTGGTAATTCAGAGTCGTTCATATTTAATGCAGCGGGTGCAGAATCATCCCCCGATGCAATAGCTCCGTCAACAATATCATTAATGGCCTGATCACACTCTGGTTGTGATGCAGATTCCCGATACTTAACAATCAACTCTGATGAGCTGTCACTACTAGTACCATCAATATCGACGTATTGACCGTAGTATCCACCAGTTGTAGCAACAGAAGAAGAGCCTTCCTCGTCACGTGGTGTAACAAATGATTTTAGATCTTTATCGAGTTTTGTTTCTCTCGACGTAATCTTTTTACTAATTTCATATCCAAATAGATTCATATATGTTATTTATACGAAAATATATGGGCTCCCCAAGATTGAGGAGCCCATAATTTTTTAATTACTTACTAACTAACTAACTAAGTAGTTGTGTTAGTTTTATAGTAGTTATAAGCGAACTCAACAGTAAATTCTTCAACCGCATCGGTTGTATCATAACTGAGATCGATCGAAGAGATGTTAACAGGGAAAGCACCATCAAGGATGATTTTCTTCAATCCCTTCGAGGTCTTGTCTCGGCTAAGTTGCTCAACTGTCAAAACACTCTGATATTTTTCAGGGTCTACTTCACCTTTTCCATTCTCATGACCATTAATTTTGTTCATCCAAGTTTCAAATTGATCCCGAATTGCAAAATCCTCATCATTGATGAATGTCACAGTCCAGTTTTCGAATGTGCGGTCTCCCGCGACTTTCAATACTCGACCTCGAAATGGTATATCAACCTGACCAACTACTGAACCCGGAAGCGAAGCGGCTTTACATAGATGTGTTGCCTTATCGCCTGCATCACCTGTGAGTCCGTTTGCGCCCGAGAACGTGCATTTAAAAAGGTTGGCGCGTGCTCCGCCTCCCCCTAATTTACCCTTAAGGGTATCTACTTTAAAATCTGACATAATTTTTTATTTCCTTTCTTTCTTTAATTTATTAAGCGTTAGATCGACCAGCGATCTCTGAGAATTCAACACCAGTTCGTGTCGCGACGAAGTTCAGGTTTACGAAGTTGATAGACTTTGTTGGCTTAATATAAATATCAGCAACAAAATTAGAAGAATCAACAACACCTGCATCATTGTTGCTATCATCACACACAACAAGGAAATCAGTGATACCACGACGGGCTTGAACACCTCTCAAGAATGGCTCAACAGAATTCTTGAAAGAAGATCTGGTGAATTCATCATTAATTTCGAACAACTGATACTTAGCTGCAGTTGCAATTGCTTTTTCGAGAACGATAAACAATCTACGAACATTGATTCTATCAAAGGCAGATGGTTTAGCTTGTGCAGTCTTATCACCGAAGAGAACGATGCCACTACCTGGGAAACCAGCAACTGGATTAACACCAGCTTTATAGAGTTCATCTCTATCTGCTTTCTTAGGGTTATAAGCAACCTTCACGACATTGCGAAGACTTCCACGATTGAGACCAGCTGGTGAGAACCAAGGTTCTGCAACATCATCTGTGTTAGCACAGAGACCTGCAATGTGACCATTTGCTGGGATATAACGATATACATCATTATAACGATCATAGATATACACTGCACCAGAATCGATGAAACCATAAGATCCCTCCGCATCCCGATTTTTTAGGCCGCCCTCGGTCGAAGTATCGTTGGCGAATGCCAAAACACTAGCCAGCGGATTAATCTGACCCACTGTATCTTCCTTCGGTGGAGAAAGGAATGCCATTGCATCTTTCCTACTCGTCGCAATCGCATGAATGTGATTCTGAATCACGGCGCCGTCGTCATTAATCTGAGAGAAGAGAAGACTTATATCTTCTGTCTCTGTATCTGAAAGGAGATCTAATGCATTTTTAATATCAGCTTCTAGTTTCAAGTTATCCTGAGCTTCAATACCACCTTTGAGCTGGAATACACCGACGCCCGCTAATGGAGAGTCTCCAGACATTGTGAATGAATCTCCATTTAAATCATTGGTATCATCTAAGATGCAATAAATATATCTCGATCTCGAATTAATAACACCTTTGATATAATTACTTCCACCATTCTCGGCCTTAGCACCTTTGTCTACACTTAAACCAACATGTCTTTCAATAACTTGACCTGCTACACCGAATGCACCTTTTACATCAACGATGGCAACATGAATTTCACCTGCATCAGGTGCAAGATCAAATGAGTTGTATACGTTCAGTTCTTCCTCAGTATGTGGAGACGCGGTGATCAATGCGTTGTAATCGGTTGTATTCAAAGCATAAACTTTAAGAGAATTACCAGCTTCACCCGGAAATCTAGCAGCAAATGTGCCACCTTCACTATCTGTGAAAACATCTTCAAAGTATGATTGATTAGGAATCCATACACCTGTACGATTTAGTGGTGAATCTAGACTGTTGTCTGCATCCGATGCATTTGAGAATGTATCGGAGTTACCACCACGAACTACTTTTAGAGCAGATGCATATTGAAGGAATGAAGCCGCTTGGAAAAACGGATCAGCATAGAGAACAGAAGTGTCTGGAGTTCCAAAAGCTTGGATCAGACCCTTCTCGGACGAAATAAGAGATACCTGATCAACAGGCCCCCATTTAAAATACCCTGCAAATCCGCCAATTGATGCGGATACTGCCGGTATGACATTTGTTAGGTCGATTTCTTTAACCTCGACTCCAGGTGATACTTGAAAACCCATATTGTTCCTTTCAGTTTGTTATAGTTGTATAATAAGATGTTTGTATAAATAACAAGAATTATTTCACGTCACTCATGCTTATTTATATATATAAAGATCTCTAGAATTCTAACCAATTCTTCTGTTGAGCCACTAGTTTATCATGTGTCTCATTACGAACAGGCCCTTGTTTATTATCATCAATAAATCCGAAAGGTAATAGATCATTTTCAATCTCTCTTATCTTATCTTGATATAACATATCCTTTAAATCCATTTCGAGTATGTTACCGAAGGCATCGGATGATATAAACCAAGCAAAGAGAACTAAATTCATCACAAGATCATCATGATTGCCTCCACTTGCTGCATAAGAAGATCCATGAACCTCAAATGTAGCCATCTCCGATATAGTATCGGCATCTATAATCTCAAGTTTACCAAGTTCGATAATGTCCTTTAGATTTGAGCAACCTATCCTCTTAATCCTCTTTGACATTGTGACTC